TGCCACCAGACACTTGACCGCTGACTGTTGATGGGGCAACTCCGTAAGACATTAGGATGCCATCAGCACCAGTCACGGCAGCAGAAGAAGTAAAGGTTGTTCCGTTTACGAACTCAGTTCGGTAATCGTAAGCAGTTCCAGCGGTGCTGTTGAACTGAAGCCGAAGGGTCGTTGCGGTTGAGCTGCTCTTAGCAAGATAGCGAATCTGGAGCTGTTTGTAAGCTTGCGGGATTGAGTCAAAGACTATGTCGGTTGCTGTTCCTGAACCGAAGCCAGTTGCGATAAGGTCAAAGTCAAAAGTCTCGACACCAGCACCAGCAGCCCAAAAGCCTAAGTTATTGAACATTAGACCGAGATTTTACCAATTACAGCATAGGAATTGTCGGCAACCTTGATTACCTGCGCTCCGTTGTATTGCTGATCTACCTTGTAGGTTACAGCAGTTCCAGCAGTTCCAACTCCTGCCCAAGTAGTGACTCCAGTACCAGCAGCAAGCGTAATCACACCACCGCCACGAATAACCTCAAAACTGTCACCAACAGCAAATACATCAGGGACAGTAATAGTCGGTGTGCCAATGGAATAAATAAGCGTGTTGTTGTCTAGCGAAGAAATAGTGAGAGATGCGGCGCTGGATGCAGTAACTGTTCTACCGTTTAGCCCACGCCAGGTAGCAGTTCCGATAGCAAGCTCTAGTCTGTTGGCATCTTCAAGGTAGCTAATCTGACCCTCTACTGTGGCTGTGCCGAGTGCAGTAGATCTAGCAGCAGTCGTAGCGTATGTTTGAACCGCCTGGTTCATCAGGAATGTATTGACATCACCAGCGGTCAATACTTCATTTACTAAAAAGGTTTTTCTAGGCATTATTTCCTTACCAAGCGAGCGTGTTGTTATCCATTATACCAAAGACAGGAGAGTCTAGGACTAGGTCAAAGTTAGGGATTGTGGCAAAGCCCATTCTGAGTGTGTGATTCTGCGTAGTAATGTCGTGGGCCAGCGAGCTAATCTGGATGTACTCCTGAATAGCTGGGCTTATGCCATTAGGGGTAAATTTGACTTGGACAACATCGCCCAACTCTAGGTTCATTACTTGACTGTATTCCGAAGGAGATAGGTCCTTGATGTTTATTTCCATTGACTCAAAGCGGAACTCTGGCTCTCGGAATTGCCTTAGAAGATAGCCACCATAGTTGTCAAGGTCGTATTCTTCTTCTATTAGCAGGTTATCTATCTGCAATGGAATCAGACCGTACTTGGTGATGGAATCATCAGCGGTCACTGTGCTGGACAAACCAAGAATTGTGGAAGTTGAAGTTATCTGGTTGTACAGAAGCTCGGAGCCATAGGTCACGACTAGGTTGCTGTACCCAATGCCAGAGCCGTCATCGGCAAACATTAGGTCCACAACATCTAAGTAAGCGTTGCGATCCCTAAAAGCCACACGACCAAGTGCATCTATAAACAGATTGCCAGGCTCAGAATCAGTCACCGTTTGTAGATACTCTAAGGCGTTGTTAGAAGCATTTACTGTTTCAAGCCCAAGCATTGTAAAGCCAGCATCTATGTCACGATTGTCCACAGACCAAGCCACACCAAGGTTGTTTAGAACTTTTGCGATTCGTGACCCAGAAAGCTCAATCGGGAAGACTTCATCGTCAAGTGATTGTTTTGCTAGAACTGTGAACGCGTCAGAGGCTCTTGCCTCAGCAATGCTCTCACCCGAAACATTGTAAATAAGGTTCCAGTCCTCAATGATTCCGTAGTAGATAAAAAGTCCATCTACGCTGATTCTCACATTACGGCGGGGAACAATCTCGCCATAGAACGGACTGAGGGTGTAGGTAGGATCAAAGGCTCGGTCTTGATTGATAAAGGTGATAGTTGCCTGACCAGCGGTAAACCTATCTAGCTGTCTGGACTTTCCTCTATCGGTGCTAATTGATTGGAGTCTTTCTGACACATCTACCCAGAAACCACCACCACCAAGGGTGTAGGTAGTGTTATCTAATCTACCCTTAATCGCATCATCAAGAATAAATAAATTGCCAAGCTCCGTTAGCTGGTCAAAGCCAATCTCAACTTTGTAATTAGGCACGGGCGAAGACCTGTCCAGACTTACGCTCAAAGTCGCTAATAGCCTCAATGATTAGCTTGCCAAAGCCTTCTGGTCTGGTGTTGTACGGTGCAGTCACAGTCAAGTTGATTACTGTTCCAGCTCTCGTGCTTCCCCTGGCGTTTATGTCCATAAATTCTGGCGTAACTTTGAATCCCAATGCCTTACCGAAGAACTTGGAGAAGGTATTTCCTAGTACGGTTGCAGCTTCTCTAAGCCTTGCGTCTTGAGCTAGTAGTCCATTGATAAGTCCATTGCTTATGTCCACACCCGCCCCATAGACAGCCTGCCCAGCAGTCTCGGCAAACTGGTTTGCAGTAGTGCCTAGCTGAGCGTAGAGAGCGTTCACTTCGTTGATGGCTTCTGGTCCACCAGCTATAAGTGCGGCAGCGGTCTGTCCACCTTCCATGGCTCCAGCCTGAACGATCTGCTGGATAGCGTTTTCGCCTAAGCCTAGTGAGCTTAGTTGAGAAATCTGGTCTCGGAAGTTCAGGGTTTGCGAAATCGTTTTCTTTAGGTTGTTTACGATTGACTTTGCACTCTTGCCCAGCTTGGTTATGTCGGTTGGGCTAATGATTGACTCAACAACCGAAGCCATAAAGGATTTGGACTTCTCAATCTTGTCTGCTATCTGGTCACGCTGTTTAGCGATACCTTCAAGCTGTTGCTGAACGAAAGCAGAAATACCAAGGAAGTAGAGCTTGTCCCTACGGTTCATCCTTCTTTCAAAGATAGTTTTATTGATTGCATCAAACGCATCTACAACTTGTTGCTGGAAAGCTCCAAGAGCCGCCTTTGGTGCTTTGAATAGCTTGAGTAGTTCTTTGAGAGCGTCTGCGGTTGTTTTGTTGGCTTCTTTTACTGTGTTTGCCTGGTCTGTTGCGGCTGAGCCACCTGTCAGCTCTGCTAGTCCAGCAGCAGTCATGCCCCAAAGCTTCTGAAGCCTCTTGGCGTACTTGCCCCCTGTGTCCACAATCTTCTTTAGGACTGCCTCTATCTTCTTGATAGGTAGGGTTGAGGCGAGTTGTTTTGCCAGTCCTTCGCTTAGTCCAGCGCCGATAAGTTCGGCTTCAAGCTTTACCTTTTTGCCATCTTCTTTTAGTTTCTTTATGAAGTCGGCAAGTGGAGTTTCCTTTTTCTTAGCAGATCCACCGCCACTAGTACCACTGTCGGTAAGCGCACTTGGAGTTTCTACTTTTGGTGTTTTTGTATCTCCTGGAACATCAACACCCGCATAGCGAGCCATTCTCTTTATTTCGTTAGCAGCCTCAGTAGCAGAAATTTTGATGCCAAGTATGGCTTGTTTCAGGTTATTTAGTTTGGCACTATCAGCAGCTTTTATTCCATCAGCTAGTCTCTTAGCTTCTCCAGTGACTACACCGAAAGTTGTGGCAACAACGCCATACTTTTTGTTTGCATAGTCACTTTCTCTAGCCGAGTCTTTTAGTGCCGTGTTGAAGGTGGTTACTGATTTGCCAGTTGAATCAACTGCGAACTCAAGATCCTTAGCTCTGTCATTGAGAACTATAAAGGCGGCGGCAAGCAGGGTAAGTGCAGCAATAACTGGATGTGCGCTTATGAACAGAAGTGTGGCGCTGACAAGCCTTAGTGCAGTATTTACACCGATTATCAATGCCGTTAGCTGAAGAAGTACGCCGAAGTTCTCAGATACAACACGGAATATCTCCCCCAAAGCATCGGCAAAAAAGGCAACCGTAGCCCCAGTGGTTGTTGATGTATCTCCTACATCTCGAATCAGTTGGGTAAATACTTCTAGCCCAGGCTTGGCATCATTGACTACCTGAACAAGTCTTGGGGTTAGTTCATCAACAAGTGGCTTTAGGGCATCAACCAAATCGCCCATAGCAGGTAGCAACTGAGTACCGACTGTTGCCTGCATGTTTTCCCAAGCAGCACTCAGCTTCTTTTGCTCTACATACAGGTTTCCAGATTGCTTCGCAAAAGCACCAGAAGCATCGGCAGCACGCTGGTAGAGCAACTCAAGACGAATGGTTTGTTCAGCATTACGCCTAGCAGCACCCTGGAGCTTATCTTGTCCTCTAGCTGCTAACTCCGAGTTGATTTCGTTTTGCTTCATAGCAACACCGAATTTTTCAATCGGGTCGTACTCACCACGGAACAGGGCGGTCATACCAAGCAAAGCTTCTTGGACATCGTAGCCGTATGTCGTTGCTAAGTCCTGAGCAAGTGTCACGAGCTTTTCAGTCTCGGTCTGGACAAAGCCCATCTCAAAGCCAGATTGCTTTAGAACCGAACCAAGGAAGGTAGAGGCCTTAGCCGCATCCTTCTGGCTCAAACCAATAGCTTCAGCGCTCTTGGTAAACGCAATCATGTTTGGGGCAAGATCACCAAAGACTGTGTTGATTGAGAATAGGTTTCGCTCTAGGTCACGAGCAGAGTCGATGCTCTGAGAAGTGAACTGAACAGTCTTGCTGATAACCCCAAACGAAGCAAGGGCAGCACCGACTTTGCCAAGGCTAGAGCCGAGACCAGATGTTTGCTTTCCAAACGCCCCTAGTTGCCTTGTAGCAGCGTTTAGACCGTCAGCCTTGAATGTGCTGACGATGTTCAGGAACATACTGCTCATTAGCGACCAGTCCTATCTAAATTACTCTCAATTAGCCGAATAGCCTCTTTGATAGCTACTTCGGCTTCTGGCTTGACTTGCGGGTAAGACTTGTCAAAGCCAGGATAAACATTTCTTGATTTACCACGCTTGCTTGGCTTACTAATAGGGCCAAGGTTGGAAATCATTTGATTTACGCCTGAAGATCTGATTTGGTGAGTCCTTACTACTTCTGGACCACCGAACTCTCTAATTCTATAAGGTCGGGTATAAGCCCTTCCGCTTGCCTTTTGAGCTAAATCACCGATAACAGTTGCACCTGATCTAACTTGTATTTGTGCAATACCAGTTGCACCGCGCTTAGGGCGAGTAAAAGCTTTGACAAGTATCGAATCGTATGGAACACGCTTGACACCGCTTACTGGACCGCCAGTAGAACCGTAGTTAGTTCCCCAACCAGTACGACCACCATGCCTCATGCCACGCATAGGACCACGAGAACCGAGTTGCTTTAGCTCGCTTGCTACGCCCTTCTTAGCTGGTTGAGCAATTTCTTTGAATCGTTTTTTCAGCCTTTTAGCGTGTTCAGGATCTAGCCTGTTCAGCTCTCGTATAAAGATTTTGTAGTCAGATGCATAAACCTTGATGTCACCAGTTTGCCCACCGTAAAGCTTCAATGCCATTTAGACCACCTATTCTTTATCAATTCTACCGAATAAAAAAGAACGCACCCCGAAGGGTGCGTTCTCTAAATGCGGGGTGCTTGGTGTTGGGATTTCCACACCAGGTATCTACCTAGTGTCCACAACATCCTTTCATCCAACTCCATAAGTTCTCTAGGACTTATGCCAGTCTCACAAGCTAGTGTTGCGATGTACCAGTGAGCAGAGGAATCACCAAGCCCGACTATTTTTTTTGGGAGTCAGAAGAAGTCACTGAATCTACAGTGTCCACCCAGTCCTCAAAAGAAAGAGCCGTTGCTTTAGTTCTTGCTTCACTTGCCCAAGCTAGGAAAAGCAGGTGAGTAATCTTGATGTTATTTTCAAGACTTGCAATCGAGATGTCAAACTTGGTTTCTAGCTTTACCATGTCGGATGCTAGGCAAACAACTTCTTTTGTCTCGTTTGGCTGATCGGTGAACTTGATTTGTAGGTTTAGTCTCATGCTCTTATCCTAGTAGGTTTTATGCAGCAGCGGTTGCTCTGGTTACAGAACCAGATACAGGCCATGATACAGAAAGGGTAGCTAGGTCACCAACAGCACCAGCAAATGGCTGGTACTGGGTAACTAGAGCGTCAAAGCGGTACTCAGGGTTTGTAGCGGTTACAGTTCCAGAGGTAGGTGCAATCTTGACATCTACTGTGGTTCCCATAAGTGGGAATAGTAGAGCGTCAACAGCGCCAGCTCCGAAGTCCTGGTGGAAGTCTAGAGATACAGATGCGTCTTTTAGACCACCGATTCTTGAGCGGTAGCTTGAACCGAATGATGTGGTTTCGACCTCATCTGCGGTAATGTCCAAAGTTACAGAAGCGATTGAAGTGCTTAGAACAGCAGTTCCAACTGTGACCTTGTAGTCTTGTGCGTAAAATTTTGCCAATTTATTCTCCTAGTTTGCTATGACTGTGACCGAAAAGTCAGCAGCCAGGTATGTTGTATCACTGATTGTCACTGAACCAACTGAGTTCATTGACACGACTCGGCAGTCGTAGGCATATCCACCAAGAGTCTTGTTTGATTCTATCGCATTTTTGACACTATTTGCCCCTGGTGTGATGTAGCCATCTAGCTTGCGCTGGGCTTCTCTTTCAGCGGCTCTACCAACAATGACAGTAATTGTGAAGTTGTAGTTAGTCATCCCTTTTGCGAAGGCTTGATCGTAAGTAACCGAATCTAGGTTTACGATTGCGACAGGTGGGTTAGGTAGATCAGGGACTTCTGCGGCTGTGCGTAGGCCAGAGATAGTTGCAAGGTTGGTAGCTAGAGCAGTCCTAATTTGGCTGATGCTCATTAGCCGAAGTTCCTCATAATTCTGTATGGCATAGCTAGTTGCTCGACATCTGAGTCAAGGTAGCGGTTCACCCTGATAGCACCCATGTCACCGAATCCGGCAATACCTAGTGGTGAGTCAAGACGCTTGAAAAGCCTAGATGACTGAATTACTGTTGCTTGCTTGATT